AGAGGAGAAAGATTTTTTAATTCTAATCTTGGTTCTGGAGTATCTAAAGTTCTCTTTGAAAATATGGATGAGATTACAGCATCTGTATTAAAAGATGAGATCACAAATACAATTAATAATTATGAACCAAGAGTAGATTTGATTAGTGTTGATGTATCTCCAAATTATGATAGCAATGAATTTTATGCAACAATTACTTATAATATTGTTGGAATTGATGTATTACCACAACAGTTATCATTCGCATTACAGCCAACACGATAAATGGCATTAGTTAATTTTACCAATTTAGACTTCGATCAAATTAAGACTTCGATTAAGGAATACCTTAGATCGAACTCGAATTTTACTGACTATGATTTTGAAGGTTCAAATCTTTCAACTTTAATCGATGTCTTAGCATATAATACATATATTTCCTCATACAATGCTAACATGATTAGCAATGAGGTTTTTATTGATGGAGCAACTTTAAGAGAAAATGTTGTTTCTCTTGCAAGAAATATTGGATATATTCCAAGATCAAGAACTGCAGCAAGAGCAAATATTTCTTTCTTTGTTGATACTACGGGACTTACAACTAAACCAGTCACCTTAACTCTTAAAAAAGGAGTAGTTTGCACTTCATCTTCAAGTTTTGGTGGAGAAAGTTATAGATTTATAATCCCATCTGATATAACAGTTCCTGTAGTTAATGGAATTGCATTTTTTGATAATATTGATATCTATGAAGGAACTTTTTTAACTTCTAATTTTACTGTCGATGCAAATAATCTAAATCAAAAATTTATTTTAGATAATGCAAATATTGATACTTCTCTAATTAATGTAAGTGTAAGAAATACTGAAACGAGTACAATATCCAGAAAGTTTATATTATCGAATAGTTTATTTGATGTCACTGCAGACTCAAAAGTTTTTTTCATTCAAGAAATTGAAGATCAAAGATATGAACTTATTTTTGGAGATGGAATTTTTGGACAAAAATTAGAAAATTCAAATTATATTGAAGTATCTTATATCACTACAAGTGGTTTAAGTGGAAATGGTATTTCTAATTTTGTTTTTAATGGAAGAATAGTTGATAATGATGCAAGAGTTGTTACATCTGGTATTTCTTTAATTACGACAAATATAGCATCTCAAAGTGGAAAAGAAATAGAATCAGTTGATTCTATTAAAAAATATGCACCTCAAATTTATTCTGCACAAAATCGTGCAGTGACTGCATCAGATTATGAGGCAATTATTCCTAAAATTTATCCAGAAACCGAATCTATTTCTGTATTTGGTGGAGAAGATTTAAGTCCTCCAAAATATGGTAAAGTCTTTATTTCTATAAAACCATTTAATGGTCCATATGTTCCAGAACCAGTTAAACAAAATCTCCAATCTAAACTTAAAAAATATAGTGTTGCTGGAATTGTTCCAGAATTTTTAGATCTTAAATATCTTTATATTGAAATTGATTCGACAGTTTACTATAATACAAATGCTGCTCCAAGTGCAGATTATGTGAAATCAATTGTTTCATCAAATATTAATGCTTATGCAGATTCTATGGAATTAAATCAATTTGGAGCAAGATTTAAATATAGCAAGTTTTTAAAAATAATTGATGATAGTCATGTATCAATTACTTCAGATATTACAAAAGTCACAATGAGACGTGATTTGAGACCCGCAACAAACCAGTTTGCTGATTATGAAATTTGCTACGGAAATGCATTTCACATTAAAGATACCAATGGATATAATATAAAATCATCCGGATTTAAAATAAGTGGTATAAGTGATGTTGTATACCTTTCAGATATTCCAAATGCAGATGGCAAAATTGGAAGTATCTTCTTCTTTAAATTAGAATCTTTAACTCAACCAACAATATTAAGAACTAATGTAGGTACAGTTGATTATGAAAAAGGAGAAATCAGATTAAATCCAGTGAATATTATATCTTCAGAAAAATCTGTTGATGGAAATGCAGTCATTCAAATTTCTGTTGTTCCAAAATCAAATGATGTGATTGGATTGCAGGATTTATATTTGCAACTAGATATTAATAATAGCAACATAACTATGTTGTCAGATGTAATTTCTTCAGGTGCTGACACATCTGGATCAACTTATTTGGTTACATCAAGTTATACAAACGGAGACTTCGTAAGATCATAAAATGGTAGAAACAAGAATTCAGATCAGTTCAGTAGTAGAAGGACAACTTCCTGAGTTTGTAAGGGAAGAATTTCCACTTGTTGCAGAGTTTTTAAAACAATATTATCTTTCTCTTGAAAGTCAAGGTGGAACAACGGATATACTTCAGAATATTGATCAATATGTAAAAGTTGATAATATAACAAATCTCACAGAATCTACTATTCTTGGTGCTGACATCACTCCTTTTGATTCTACTATTAATGTAAGTTCTACTTATGGATTTGCTGATAGATACGGACTCATAAAAATAAATGATGAGATTATAACATATACAGGAAAAACTTTAACTTCTTTTACTGGATGTGTAAGAGGATTTAGTGGTGTAACCTCATATCAAAGTAAAAATAATTCAGATCAACTGGTATTTACTGAATCAAATTCTTCTGATCATATTTCGGGATCTATAGTAGAAAACTTAAGTATTCTCTTCCTAAAAGAATTTTTTAAAAAAGTTAAAAAACAAATTACTCCAGGATTTCAAGATAGAGAATTTTATTCTGGACTAAATGAGAGACTTTTTGTTAAACAAGCAAAAGATTTTTATTCAACAAAAGGAACAAATACTTCATTTGAAATTTTATTCAGAGCACTTTATGGTCAAGATGTAGAAGTTATAAAACCAAGAGATTATCTAATTCAACCATCTGATGCACAATATAGGATTTCTAAAAATTTAATTGTAGAAGCATTAGAGGGAGATCCTTTAGAATTAGAAAATGCAACTCTTTATCAAGATCCTACAGATTTTTTCAGTAAAGCAAGAGGAACTGTTATACATGCAGAAAAAATAAAAAGAGGAGATAAAGATTATTATGCATTAAATCTTGATTATAATCCACCAAGGGATATTAATTTAGAGGGAACTGTTCTTGGAAAATTTTCAATTCATCCAAAAACACAAACAACCACATCAGTTTCTATAAATTCAACTGTTCTTGATGTAGATTCAACAATCGGATTTCCTAACAGTGGGACTCTAATAGCAAAATTAAGTAATGGAACCACGGTTTCGATTGGTTATAGTTCAAAAACTATAACACAGTTCTTTAATTGCACAAATATAAATCAAGAAATTCCTGCAGGACAAGAAATTGCTTTAGATGCATATGCATATGGACATTCTGGAATTGGAACATCTAATGTAATTAAAGTTAGAGTTACTGGTGTTTTATCAGATTTGGAGATAGAATCTCAAAATAAAAATTATAATAAAGGAGATATTGTAAAGATAAGGACACTTGGAAAGGATTTGGGTGATTATAGATCAAATAATTGGTTTTTCAATATTTCTACAAGATTTGATGTATCAGGAATTACTACATCAAATTTGAATAATTCATATGTAGTTAATCTATATGATGAGCATAAATTTTCTATTGGAGATTCTATAACTTTAATATCATCGGATGGTGCAGAAAAAACAGGAAATATTATTTTTATTAACGACAAAACTTCATTTACAATTCAGGGACAAGGAAAATTAAGTACATCTCTTTATTATACTGCAAGAAAAAATATTTTAAAGGCAAATGCAGAAAATTATCCTTCATTGAAAGTATATGATACAAATGTTCAAAATGTTTATACAGATTTAAAAAATTCTTTGTACATTGCGGCACCATCAATACCAACTTATTTAAATCAGTCATTAAAAATTAATGATAGATCAGTTGCATTTAGTGGAACTTTTGATGGAACCGAATTGAATCTTGGAAAATCTCATGGTTTTTATACGGGAGATTCTGTTGTTTATACTGGTGATGTCATTCCTCATGGGATATATTTTGTAAAAAAAATCACTGATAATACAATCAAAATTGCAAAAAGTAAAGCAAATATTGATACTGGAAATTTTGTTTCAGTTTCTGGAACTATAGGTTCGGGGAAATTTAATTTTACTGATTTTTGTTATGAAAATTTAGATGTTGAATTATTGGAACCTCAAAAATTAGTAAGAAAATTGACAGATCCTGAAAATGATGGAAATGTATATGAAACTAAACCAGGTTTAACTGGAATATTTGCAAATGGTGTTGAACTTCTTAATTATAAATCTAAAGATAATGTTTATTATGGTCCTATTGAAAATATAACTCCAACTGCTCCTGGATTTGGTTATGACATTATAAATCCTCCAATTTTAACAATTTATGATTCAGTTGGAACTGGAGCATCTGCATATTGTTCTGTAGTTGGTGGATTAGAAAGAATTGATATTATTGATCCTGGATTTGATTATCTTGAGGAACCAGTAATTACTATTACTGGTGGAAATGGAACTGGAGCAGTTGCAAAAACAAAATTAGTTTCTTTTGATTATTCCATAGATTTCAATTCTCAGGAAAATGCTGGTCTTGTAAATCTAACTGATAATACTATTGGATTTTCAAGTTATCATAAATTTAAAGATGTTGAAGAAGTTATATACAATACAAATGGAGGAACTGCCATTGCCGGATTAACTACAAATTCTTCATACTTTATTTCACTTCAGGATGCATATACGGTAAAACTTTATAAGTCCTTTAAAGATGCTAGTTCTAAAATTAATCCAATTGATTTAACTTCATACGGAACAGGAAATCATACCTTAAAATCAAAAGTTAAGAAGAAAAAAGTTGGATCAATTGCTGTAGAAAATTCTGGTATTAATTATCAAAATAAAAAAACAACGGTTACAAGTGTTGGAATTGATACTACCGCAGATATTATTAATATTAAAAATCATGGATATAAGAGTGGAGAAATAATTTCATATACTCCATCATCAACTCCTATTGGCGGATTAACTGCATCATCATCATATTATATTACTTCTCTTAATGAAGATCAATTTAAACTTTCACATGTTAGTACAGTATATTCTGGAATTATAACTCCACTTATTAAAGTAACATATGGAGGTTATCCAGTTAGAGGATACTTATATTATCCAACATCACCAAATGTAAAATCTTCTTTAGATGTAGTAGTATTAATGCATGGAACAATTGAAAAGGGAGGAGTTTCTCCATATGATGCAGCATCAAAATTTATCGACATTGCATTGAATCAAATAAACATTAAAGATAAAATTATTTTTTCTGTAGCATATCCTCAAGATGAAATTCCACTTTGGAATGCTAATCCAACACTACCAGCACAACAATTTCCTGGATTGGATTATCCTAATTTTTATTTGGGTGACAATGTTCCATATGTAGAAGCAGCACTTCTTTGGGTACAAAATAATTTAAATACTTATCTATCAAATCAAGGTATACCAAAAACAATCAATAAAGTATTTACTTTTGGCCATTCTCAAGGTGCATATCTTGCTCATAGATTAAACACTATGCACGCTGTTAGTGGCGGTGTTATATCAAATGCACCAGGACCAATTGATTTATTGACAGTTTGTTCATATTCAGAATCTCATAATGATGTTACTTTAACTTGCAAAAAAATTAAAACTGGAATAGGCGATACTACTACAAATCCAAACGCTTATATTACTCGCTCTTTGAAAAATTATCTTTCAGGTACTTTATCTCCAACATTGTTTACACAAGCACTTGACGATCCTGGCACTGCTGGTGGTCCTCAGGTTTCCAATATGCAAAATATAGTACAACCTGGATTATCTACTTGCACTAATTGTGCACCAGTAACATTTAATTATTATGAAACTGGCGGTCATGATGCCTTTGTACATAATGCAGATCTACAGCAAGATATTCGAAATTTTGTTGGATCTACAGCCAGCGGTTCTTTTAATGCGGGTGCTGGCAAAGCAAGTAATTTTTATTATCAAACAAAACAATATGTTGATTTGACTTCAACTGGAAATGGAACTCATACTTTTAATTATCCTCCAATAAATGTAGACATAAATGGAAGAATTGGGGTATCTATTATAAATCCACAGAATTTTAATGCAGTTCTTCAACCAATTTTTAGAGGAAAAATTGAATCTGTATTCATTGAAAATGGTGGATCTTCCTATGGTTCTGAAGAAATTATTAACTATAATAAACAACCACAATTTTTATTAAATTCTGGATCTGGTGCTCAAGTAACACCAGTTATATCTAATGGAAAAATTGTAGACATTTTAATTAATAGTACTGGTGGTTCATATAATTCTCCACCAACTCTTTTGATAGATGGTGATGGTCAAGGAGCTATCTTAACTCCAATACTTTCCAATGGAGCATTAATTTCTGTAAACATAATTTCTGGAGGAGGTGGATATACTTCAGGAAAAACTTTTATTACAGTTTTTGCTGCAGGAGAAGGTGCAAATTTTCTATCTCAAGCAAAGTCATGGAAAATTAATTTAGTTCAAAGATTAATTGCAAATAAACAAATTACTGATGATGATGGAATTCTTGATAATGGTATTAATAATTCTTTAGGTCTTGAATATACTCATGCATATGCGCCAAGAAGTTTAAGAAAATCCGTTTTTGCATCGAAACTAAAAGATGGTAGTCTTGTTTATACTAAAGATTTAGAATATACAACAAAAGAAGAAGATTCAACTGCACATTCTCCAATTATAGGTTGGGCATATGATGGCAATCCAATTTATGGTCCATATGGATACAGTTCAATAACTGGAGGAACTGTAAAATCTATGGTTTCTGGATATAATCAGTCATTAACTAATCCATATAGACCATCAACTTCACTCTATCCATCGGGATTTTTTGTTGAAGATTATGAATATCAAAATGTTGGAGATCTTGACGAATTTAATGGAAGATTTTGTGTAACTCCCGAATATCCAAATGGAGTTTATGCTTATTTTTGTACTATTGGAAATGTAGTTGCTCAATTTAATAATTATAAAATACCAGTATTCCCATATGTAATTGGAAATTATTTTAAATCAAAACCAATTGAATTTAATTTCTTGACATCTTCAAATCAAGATAATTTTGATTTTAAATCTTTTAAATTATTGAGAAATACAACTCCATATAATTTAAATAAACAAAGAAGTGGATATGATTATCTTCTAAATCCAAATAAAATAAAAAATCAATTGTCGGAAGTTGAAAATACTACAACAGGATCTGTTGAATCTGTAGGAATTATCACTGGAGGAGATGGTTATCAAGTAGGAGATCAAATTATATTAGATAGTGAAAATAATTTAGTTAAAAAAGCATTTGCAAAAGTATCTTTAGTAAGTGGCAAAGAAATATCAAACATCAGTGTTGCAACTTCTACAATATCTAATGTAGAATTTATTCCTACTGGCAACATTAATAATTTCATTGGATTTGCAACATTACCACATAATTTTTTAAATAATGATTTGGTAACAATAACAACACCATATGAAAATAAAAAACTTTCAAATATTTCAATAAAAACAAATAATCTCATTTTGAGTTCTGGAATTGGATCTGCCGCATATACTGGTATTATTACTTATTTTAATGTATCTGGGTCTTTAAATTATCCAAACATCATAGAAAATGATGTCTATCAAATTCAAGATGAACAAATAAAAGTTTTAAATATTGATACGTTAAATTCAAGAATTAGAGTTATTCGCAATTATAATGGTACTTCTGGATTAACAACATATGTTGCAGGAACAAAAATTGCTGAAATACCAAGAAAATTTGAATTAAATTTTGGAATTTCTTCCACTTCATATAAGTATAATTTAGATAGAGAATTTTATTTTAATCCAAAAGAATCTGTAGGACTTGGAACAACTGCAGGAGTTGGAATCGTAAGTACAATTTATTTTTCAAATCCGGGGGCAGGAAGAACTAACATTACTATTCCAACTCAGTCAATATACTTACCAGAACATAAATTAAATACTGGCGATTCTTTAATATATTCTTCTAATGATGGAACTACATTATCAGTTTCAACTAATGGAGTTTCAAGTTTTACTTTATTGGACAAATCAATTGTTTATGCATCAAAAATATCAAATGATTTAATTGGTATTTCTACTTCAAGAGTAAAACAGGGCAATAGTCTTAAAGGACTTTTATATTTTACTGGAATTGGTACTGGAGTATATCACAGATTTACTACAAAAAATCAAAATACATTATTAGGACAAATAAGTAAAAATGTAGTAACAGTATTAACTTCTTCAAATACTGGATTAACTGCTGGAGATTCTGTAATTGTTGATATTAAACCAGGAATTTCTACAACAGTAGTTGTAAAATATAATGATTACAATAGAAGATTAATCATTAATCCAAAATCATTTGTATCTGGTAATGTTGATATTTTAACTGATACAATTACAATTAATAATCATGGATATAGGCAAGGACAAAAAATTATTCATACATCATCTTCTCCTTCTGGTGGATTGATAAATGAAAAAATTTATTATATTGTTGTAATAGATTCAAATAATATTAAACTTTCAGAAACTCTGTATTCAACTAAAAAAACAATTCCAGATGTAGTCAATATAACATCAGCATCTTATGGAACTATTTCCCAAATCAATCCACCACTAAATTTAATTAAGAATCAAACAGTTATTTTTGATGTATCTGATTCTTCACTATCTTTCTTACAAAATTCAAATTCATATTCTGCTTTCAATTTAAATTTCTATACTGATTCTAAATTTAAAAATAGATTCAATTCATCATCTACAACTTCTTCTTTTGAAGTTACTCAGATTGGTACTGTTGGAATTTCAAGTAATGCACAAGTAATTTTATCTGTAAATGAAAATATTCCACAAAATTTATATTATAAATTAGAACCCATAAATCTTCAAAATAATACCTCATTAAAAAAAGAAATAATTATTGACGATGAGCAGGTTAATTTTAATCAATTAAGTATAGTAGATAGTGGATATAATGGAAATTATAGAGTTATTGCTATTTCAACAAATTCATTTGATTATAATCTGGCATATTCTCCAGAAAAATCAAGTTATTCTCCTTCAGAAGGAACTTTAAATTATTATACAAATTCTCCTTTTGTTTATGGTGGAATTAGTTCAATATCAATTTTCTCCAAAGATTCCAGTTATATTTCTTTGCCAAAAATAGATTCTATAATAACTAACAATGGAAAAAATTCTATTTTATTTTTAAACAGTACGAGCATTGGAAATATAAACAAAAAACAGATTTTAGATATTGGATTTGATTATTCATCAGATTACACTGTTAGACCGATTGCAAAATTACCTACAATTGCAAAAATTGATCCTCTTTATTCTTTTGAATCTATCAATGTTACTTCTTTTGGAAAAAATTATAATACTTCGCCAAATTTAGTTGTTCTTGATGGTCTTACAAATAAAATTGTTAGTGATGTTATTCTAAAATATCAACTTGGGAATTCTCAGGTAGATATTTTACAGAATACAAAAGGACTTAATAATGTACCTCCAAAAATTATACCAATAAACAATTCAAATGGTGTTGGTATTAGTAGTATTACCTTTGATTCTTTAACAAAAAATGTTACTGTTACATTATCGGTGGGATATAGTACTTCTACAAGTTTTCCTTTTGTAGTTGGAGATAGAGTATTAATTGAAAATGTTTCTGTTGGAGTTGGATCAATCGGAAAAGGATATAACTCTGACAGATATAACTATGCACTATTTACTCTAACATCAATAGATCCTAATATTGGCGGAAATAATGGTACGGTGGTTTATAATATGTCAGATTATCTTGGAAATGGAGAAGTGCCCGGAACTTATGATCCAATTAATTCTGTTGGTAGAATTATTCCAGAAAAATATTTTCCAATCTTTAATTCAGTTCTTAAACAAAATATTTTTTATAATGGAGAAACTATTTCATCAAATTCTTCAGAATCAAAAGGAATTGTTCAAAAATTAAATGAAAATAGCGAATATTTAAAAATAGTAACAAGTGATACTTTTAATATTGGGGATAATATTGAAGGAAACACTTCTTTTACTCAAGGTAAAATAATAAAAATATTATCTTCTGCAGAATGCATTTATGATGTTGAAGCATCATCAATTGTCAAAAATGGGTGGAATAGAGAAACTGGATTTTTAAGTAATAATTTGCAAAGAATTCATGATAGTGACTATTATCAATATTTTTCATATGCAGTAAAATCCGAAATTCCATTTGATACTTGGAAAGATCCTGTTAATGATTTAAATCATACTGCAGGATTTAAGAAATTTAGTGATTTAATCATAGAATCAAAATCAGAAACTTTCTCTGGAATAATAACATCTCAAAATGGCGGAGATTTTATAGGAATTGCGGATTTATCAAGATTTGTTGATTTAAATTGTGTAAATGATTTTGATCTTGTAAAAGAGTTAACTATTAATGTAGACAATGATATAAAATCAAATGAAATTATTTTTAATTCTGCAACTTTACAAGATTACATTGAATCAATTGGAAATCGAGTTCTGACGATTGATGATGTAAGTGAAAAATTCAATAGCAATCCAAGATTAACGCCATTTAGTGTGGTTGATACTTTTAGATTAAATACTGCAAGATCCAAAAAATATCTCATATATGTTACCGATGATACATTTGTTGCTGAAAGGCAGGTGTCATTATTAACACTTTTATATAATAATTCTTATGGATTTTTGAATCAATATGGAGTTACTCCTACGGTTTATGGTATGGGATTTTTTGATTTCCTTATAACTGGTGATAATGGAAATATTTTATTCTATCCAACCAAATCCGAAGTCAATAATTTCACAATAAATTATGTATCATATGATATGCAAGATATTCTTTCTGAAGTAGGTACTATAAGTCTTGGTAATGTTGTAAGAGTTGGATCAAGTTCCACAAGTTTAAGTGCAGGAATAAGTACAGCAACAACAATTGTTGGAATTGCTTCAACTTATAGAGCATCTAAAGTGTTAGTTCAAATTGGAGCAACAAATAGTTCATATTATCAATATGATGAATTAACAGTTATTCATGATGGAACAACTGCAAATCTTTTAGAATATGGACAATTGAATACTTCTACATTATCTCCAACATATTCAACTGGATTGGGAACTTATAATGCTTACTTATCAGGATCTAAATTAAATATAGATTTTACTCCAAACTCACCATTATCAGTACAATATAACATCAACACAACACAAATTTCTATTTCAAATAATTCATCTGTAGGAGTTGGTTCAGTAATACTTGAAAGTAATAAACTATCTTCAAATTATGTTTCTATTGCTTCATCTACGTCTCCAAACGCCAATATTGTTGCAACTTATGATAATCAAACATATAGTTGTGCGTATTATATCGTAAGTATTGAAGATTCTACAAATAATAATTATCAAGTATCGGAAGTTTTAGTTGTTGATAATAAAAATAATTCTCCATCTTTTGCTTCAACAGATGCTTTTATTTCTGAATTTGGAATTATTCAAACAAATACTTCTCTGGGTACTATTACTGCTAATGTTTTGGGTAACAATACTAACTTATATTTTACTCCAATTGCAGGTATTAATACTAAAGTAAGAATATTTCAACATTCTCTAGGTTTTTCTAACCTAGATATTACAGATACTTCCATAGAATTCTAATAATGGCATTAGTTCACTCCGGACGTGGTTTTTATGAAGGATCCTTTTTTGAT